TCACCCAACCTAAGCTTGGGGCGATTCACGCCTGCACCGGATGCACGTTTAAATGCATCCTCTACTGGTTCTAAAGACACAACGGGCGCGTTGTCGCGCTTGTCCTGCATGATCTTGGCACGGGCGATTGCACCCATGACCGCAGTCAATTGCTTGGGGGTCAGTTGACCCCACTTGTACAGGGATGCCATCAGACTCCCTGCGAATGAGTTGGTATCCGCATTGTCGATGACCCACGCAAAGGCGGCAGGGTTCTCCTGCGCCCACTGGGCTACCCGGGAAGACTCCCGAGGGGTTGCGGTACTGGTGATGTTTAATTGAACACTATTCATGGACACTCTCCAAAAGTTAGTTGCACAAGACCCCTTTCGGGGTTTCGACCATTCAGGTCTCATCAGTTATGCTTGATCAGGGCATCGGCGCAGGACAACCCTAGGGTGTTCAGGCAGATCAGGTCTGCCCAGTCCACGGTGGGAGAACTCTTCAGTTCTGCAAAAAGCTTGTCTTTGTCAACAGTCGCCGACCGCATTGCATAGGACAGTTGCTGATGTACAAGCATTGCTTTCAGGCAAGCATTCCAGTTGCTTGCACTGGGGTCTCTATTGAACTTTGCCTGTGCTTGCATTAGATGGTGTTGAAAGTGCTTGATCGAAAAATCGAAGTGTGCGGCAGTAATCATGGTCTCTCTCCTGTATCGGACAAAAGTGTCCGGAATTGCACTCATTGGGGAGTGCAACACCTGAAACTTTCAGGTAGCTCATGTCTAGCGTTGCTTTGCCTCACGCTACAGGGCATAACCCTGTCTGTCTTGCTCCCGTAAGGGCATCGCCACAGACCTACCTTATCCCGGGCAGTTCGGCATCTGAATTCCATCAGCGGGGCTTGGACTGGTTACCAACACCGGCAGTCTCGATCGACTCTGCATCTGCTAGTACTATCGATGTAAACACTGATATCACTAGTGCATGGGGATGAACTGTAAGGTGTTTAAATTGACCTGTCAACACCCCGTAAATTGACCCTACGATTCAGTCGGGTATTGATCGCCTGCCGGTGTAGATGGGTACTCCAGATCAGGGTCTGCTATATATATGTAGCGTTTAAACGCCTGTGGATAACTTCATCTGCGGGTGTGGATAAGTTACCTAGGGTTTACCCTCACACATTGCGTATGGGGCAAAAAAAACAGGGGGGTGAGGGTAGGGTAGCCAAAAAGGGAAAAATGGCTCAAAAGCCGTTTAAATGCGTTTGAGCGGTATGTATGGATATACAGTAGTCCGACCCTTTCGGGGGATAAGCTGTGGACAACTTTAAACATATCCACAGGCTGTGGACAAGTCAGGTCTGCGCGGTTATGATGCTGTACGTGCGAACAGTGCTGTACGTTTAAACAGTAGCGTTGAAAGGTTGAGACCATGAGTGATGATCAGTACAGGAGACAGGGCAGGGCGAGCCGGGATGAACTACTGGCAAAGCTTGCCGAGATGGAAGACCACAATGCAAGCAGGGTTAATGAAGCGCCCGGTCTGAGCGAAGCGGAACAGATGGCGCGTGACGCAGTACCACCTAAGAGAAGAGTAGATGGAGGACTAGTAGGAAGCTCAAGACAAAGAAACCTGACAAGCGCTCAGATGGAGTTCGCAAAGGGACTCATAGCAGGGAAGACTCAGCTAGAAGCGTATCGAGATGCATACCCCAACGCTAGGACAACCGATAGGGTACTCAAGGCTAATGCATGGAAGCTGAGTCAGGACATACGCATACAGAGAATGATGCAGGAGCACTGGGGAGAGACAGTCGAGGCACTGACTGAGGATGCAGTGGCAGTGAAACGCTACGTGATCAAGAACTTGTTGGAGTTGAGCAAGAACGCCAAACAGGAGGGCAGTAAATTAAAAGCACTGGAACTGATGGGCAAGAGCGTGGGACTGTTCAAGGCACAGGAAGAGCAGGAGGACAGGTCTGTCACTGCTGATCAACTCAAGCTTGATCTCGCCCGCCATCTCAAGCTGATACGCAATGTGCGTCCAGTCGCAATCAATGCCATGCAGGTCAATGCACTACCCGCAGAAGAGATGATGATCGTACCTGAGGGCGCAGGTTTAAACACCCGGGCTATGCCAGTCGATGGTGACGTGTAAACGGGAGCGAGACCCCCACCACCCCAAATCGTAGCTTACCTCCCCCTCCATCGCACTACACTGTAATCCACTCAGTCCATCACATGCCCCCCACCCATACGAACGTTCTCTCCCCACCCCTTCTGCCTTCTTGCCAGAAACACCCCCCCCTATGTTTGTAAATTGTCCATGCCGGGGGGATATATATTTGTGGAAATGTTTACAGAAGAGACAGAAGAGACAGAAGAACAGAAGAACAGAAGAACAGAAGAACAGAAGCAATGGCTTAAGTTCTTCTGTATCTTCTGTCCGTTTAAACTATGATACAGTTGCAAACGTTCGCTATTATGTTTAAACTATGATTGTTGATTACGCATATCCGACCATGATGGCGGAAGTGGCTTTAAGAGAGTTGCATAAGTCCATGCTTATGAAGGACTATGCGAAGGCTAAGGAGCATGCTTTGGAATGTTTGGCTGAGGTCAGGCTTGCGTACCAAAGTATTGTGGTGATGGAGGAAAAGGATGGAAAAGCATCAGTTAGTGCTTGATTTCATTAGAGCTTACATAAGGTTTCATGGGATGTCTCCGTCTTACCAGACTATCGCGTTAGGTCTTGGATTGAAGTCCAAGGCTAATATCCACCGGATAGTGCATAAGCTTCAGGAAGATGGGAAGCTGACTATCAGACCTTACAAGTTCAATTCGATCAAATTGACTGACCGCAGCGCCCGTGAGATGGCTACCCTATGAGTTTGTTGACCAAGCAGGAAATAGATGAGTATGAAGCTCTCATTCCTATGGTTGGATTGGATGAGCGTCGGAAGATTCAGAAACTGCTTGCGTTTGATAAGGTGGAGAGGTGCAGAGCCTCGTTTATCTTCTTTGTATCCCAGATGTGGCCCGGGTTTATATCGGGTAAACACCACCAGATCATGGCAGATGCCTTTGAGAGGGTGGCTAGGGGTGAGTTGAAGAGGTTGATTATCAACATGCCGCCCCGGCACACTAAGTCTGAGTTTGCCTCATATCTCCTACCAGCATGGTTTCTGGGTCTTTTCCCGGAAAAGAAGATCATCCAGACTGCCCACACCGCAGAATTGGCTGTTGGGTTTGGCAGGAAGGTCCGTAATCTGGTCTCCTCCGCAGATTACACATCAGTATTTAACACAGAATTGTCGTCAGATTCCAAGGCTGCGGGTAGGTGGAATACCTCCGAAGGTGGCGATTACTTTGCTATTGGTGTTGGCGGCGCTGTTACCGGTAAGGGCGCTGATCTTTTGATCATTGACGACCCCCATTCTGAGCAGGAAGCTAAACAGAATAACCCCGCAGTCTATGACGGGGTTTATGAGTGGTATACGTCAGGTCCCCGGCAGCGTTTACAGCCGGGTGGGTCCATCATTATTGTGATGACTCGCTGGGCTAAGAGGGATTTAACCGGTCAAATCCTTAAAAATAGCGAAAAAGACGGTACAGACAACTGGGAAGTCATAGAATTTCCGGCAATTTTGCCGTCCGGGACCCCTTTATGGCCCGGATTCTGGAAAAAAGAGGAACTGGAGTCCATCAAGGCTGAAATTCCGGTCTCTAAGTGGAATGCTCAGTACCAACAGAACCCCACTTCGGAAGAAGGAGCCATTGTTAAGCGTGAACAGTGGCGTATTTGGGGTAGTGATGCGCCCCCTTTGTGCGAATACATCATCCAGTCTTGGGATACGGCGTTTGAAAAGCATAACCGCGCAGATTACTCTGCATGTACGACATGGGGCGTGTTTAAACATCCCGATTCCCTAGGAAATTACAAGAACAACATCATCCTGCTGGACGCAGTTAAGGAGCGTTTGGAGTTCCCAGACCTGAAGGCTAGGGCTTTGGAGCTTCATAAGTTTTGGAACCCGGATACGTTGATTATTGAGAAGAGGGCTGCGGGCGCTCCATTGATTTATGAGCTTAGGCAGACCGGAATTCCGTTAACAGAGTACACACCAAGCAAGGGTCAAGATAAAATTGCGCGTGTAAACGCTATTTCTGACCTTTTTGCTTCGGGGGTTGTATGGTGTCCAGAAACCAGATGGGCTGATGAATTGATGGAGGAGATGGCATCTT